ATCCTTTTCAATGCCCCATTAGGTTTTACTAATAATCCATAAAAATCTATTATTGGAAAATTCTCACTTGGTTCTACATTGTGATAACTTTTAACTTTATTTATAATATCCTTTGACAAGTTTTTCTCTATGTTCAGGAAGGTTTTAATATTCGCCATATCATCGTCTATCAATCTAACTCTTCTATAGACACCTGTTGATAGATACTTTAATACTATACTTTTCTTTTTCTCAGCAGTAGTACCTGTATTTATATTACCTGCCCTTTCAACATATATATTATCAATGGGTATACCGTGTTCCCTGAAAGTCTGTAGGAAGGTATGCTTATCGTCAAAGTCAGCTCTGGCCGTTAGGAATATTACCTTTGACCCCCTTGGACCTATATTTTTAAACATTCTCTTTATTCTATTTATAGTTTGAGGAATAGGAATGGAAGTTTCCTTGAAAAGTTTAGCATTTCTGAATTGTTGAAAATCAAATGATTCACCATCTTGCAATTCATAAGTATTAAATTCCTGATTACTAAGCTCCTTTATAACTTTACCATCTCTCAACACCAATATTTTGGCGAAGGTATGGAAGAGGGTGTCGTCCACATCACAAAAAGTTATACCTTTCCCATACTCTGATGATAATTCATTTATCATATATTGTTTAAATCTCATATAAAAATCTCCTATAATTTTTTACTAAATAGTATTTAGATTTATTTGTCTAAATAATCTAAATAGATATATAAATATAGTTGGAGGGAACTATGACAAGATTAAAACAATATATGATTGAATCCGCTGCATCTGGTGGCGTTCAGAAGTATTTCAAAAAAATACAAAAGATGAAACCTGATAAAGCTGAAAAGTTTATGAAAAGTAGCTGGAAGGAACTTAGTAATGCATTAAAATCAAGAGCATTAGAGGATGATGCAATACAAATTATCAATAAGCATTTCCATACTAATTATAGACGCTTGATAGAAATTGACAATGCTAAAATAGCAAAATTACCAACAAAGAAAGTATATGAAGAATTGATAGTAGAGGATTTGAGTAACTATTGGAATTTTATTAAAACTGAAGCATTTCCTGCACTATCCTTCTATCCAATATTACAAGTATTTATGGAGTTAGATAAGCTTATAAAAGGTGCAGGTGGTGATAGTAAAATAATGATATTCTACGGTATAATGTGGTTATTTTTAGTAAGCGGACGTTTTATAAAGTTATGGAAAGAATGGAAAACCAAAAATCCTGATGAATTTAAAAAAGAAGGTTCCAGAAAAAATCCGTTTGCTATAAAAAAGAAAAGTGATTTTAGTTTTGAATAAATAGGAATAAATAATATTTTATGGATTTATTAGAAAATTTAGATAAATATATCAAACATGCCGATTTAATTGATACTGTTAATAATATAGGATTAATGGATATAAATGAAATCGTTGAATATATTAGTAATGGTGGAGATAAGGATTTAATATTATCAAATATAGGTAAAAATAAGAGAAGGGAAATTGAAGAATTAATAAAAGGAGGAATATTATAATGGCAGGAGAAATTTTAGATAGATTAACAACATTCATGGGTGGAAGAACAGATGATGGTATGTTTGGTACTAAGCCCATATTCGCTGAGGAAATGTTTGATAAAATGTTTGAATTCATTGTATCATTAGATCCTGCTCAACTAACTGAAGAACAGGCTGGATCCATTGTTGAAATGATTGAAGAAATTGAACTAGAATATGAGGGTGTTGACGAATCTGATGATTATGATCTGGATGAAGAAGAGGACTTAGACGAAGCTCCCAAAAGGGTAAAGGTTAATAAGTCGGCTAGAAGGGCAAGAGCAAAGGCTTATAGAAAGAATAAGGCTAAAAGAAAGATGGCAGCTAAGAAATATAGAAAATCGTCAGCAGGTAAAATGATGGCTAAAAAGGCTAAAAGAAATTCTAAGAGAGGTAAAACAGCCACAGGAAAAAGAAAGGTAACTTATAGATAAATTATGTCAAATATAAAGGATTTAAGGGGTAAACCACAATATATACCTCACAATCCTATAAAATATGTGGGTAAATACCCAATTATAATAAGAAGTTCATATGAAAGGAAGTTCTTCCAATGGTGTGATGCTAATCAATCTATATTGGAATGGAGTTCTGAATCTATTGCTATACAGTATTTTGATCCTGTTAAAAATAAAAAAAGAAGATATTATCCTGATGTATACATGTTAGTAAAAGGTAAGGATAATAAAACACAACAATTTTTAATTGAAATAAAACCATATAAAGAGACTCATCCACCTATAAATAGAGGTAAGAAAAAAATGAAAACATTATTATATGAAGAAAAAACTTATGCAACTAATAATGCTAAATGGAAGGCAGCTATCAATTGGTGTAATCGCATGGGAATGGTTTTTAAGATTATAACTGAAAGGGAATTATTTGTATGATTGATTTATTAATAGAAAAATATATAGGTAGAGCATCTTCAGGTATGGGTAGTAAAAGTAAAGGTGATGAGATATTTGAGGATCCATCTAATAGTGAGCTTAATGATGCTGGTGGCTCTAAAAAGAAGATAAGATTTATTGCTGATAGTAAAACAAAAAGATTATTAGTATGGAATTATAAAGGCGGATATCATAATGATGTATGGGAAGAATATGTTAGTAAGACTATTGATGCGGATATATCTTTAACAAACTTTGATTGTTTATGGGGTATTGCTAAAAGAGAAAAAGGAAAATGGATCTTTTATAGAAGTGATGCTCAAGGTTTTGAGCATGATGATAGAGATTTAAGTAATCATATTAAAAAATACAAATGGCTTAGATCGAATTTTGATGTAACTAAATGGTTAACTGATTCCAAATTTAGAGAAGATATGAGAAAAGGTGGATGGGAATAACTAAATAGGAGGACAGGGCTGACGGGCCTTGGTAGGATACTTTATCTATCCTACCTTACTCCTAAAATAAATCTTGATAAAGGAGATTAATTATGATTATATATAAAGCTACAAATAAAATTAATGGCAAATGTTATATAGGCAAAACAACAAAAAATTTGAAAACTAGAAAAAAGCAACATATCCAAGATTCAAAAAAGAGTAAATATTATTTTCACAGAGCCATAAATAAACATGGTTCTGAAAATTTTCAATGGGAAATAATAGAAAAATGTAAAAATGAAAGTAAATTATCAGAAAGAGAGGAATTTTGGATAGAAAAGAATGGTGATTATAATATCATAAAAGCATCAAGAGGTCCAGGATGCAATGGATATAAAAATAATCCGAGGATAGATGAAATTAAAGAAACTATAAGTAAAGGTGTATTAAAAGCTTTGGAAGATGACCCTTCTATAAGACAAAGAATAAGTGAAGGTAGAAAAAAAGCTATGTTGGAGCCTGGTGTAAGAGAAAGATATAAAAAAGCGGCTAAAAAAAGATGCAATACAAAAGAATGGAAAGAAAAACAATCTATAATAGCTAAAAAACAAATGACGGATGAGAAAAAGAAACTAATGTTAGATGGCCTTAAAAGGAAATATGCTGATAAACAATTTTTGGATTATTTGGATAAAAAACAGAGAGAACCTGGCGGAGCATATAGTGAAGAAGTAATCAGAAAGAGATCAAATAGTAAAGCCGAAGATTGGTTTATATGGAATGATAAAGGTGAGGAATATACAATAAAAAATCTGAGTAATTTTTGTAAAGAACATAATCTTTCAAATTCATCTATGAGTATGATTGCATCAGGAAAAAGAAATGTTCACAAAGGATGGAAATGTAGGAAATTGAATGGCAATTAGACGAATATTCAGAAAGAAATTTCATGGTGTGATGCTAAAGAGTGGCTATATTTACACTTTTCGGTATTCAAGTTGGATAAATGATCCCACTCCTACTATAATTTTTATGTATAGCTTAGAGGGTACACATCCTAGAACAGGCCACCAATTTCGTTTCCTGCAAGCAATTAATTTTACTTATATTCCTAGATCAATGAGAAGGTCATTTGCTAATGAATGGACCAGAGTATTTCAACAAACCAACGGCAATGTCCAATTTACATGGGAAATAGTTAAAAGAAGATATCCTTATTTAAAACATGCAGTTAGAAGATATTTTATTAAACCCACTTATTATATAACTAAACTCCAAGAAATCCCATTTGAAGATATGGAGAAGGTTATAGTATCAACTTGGAGCAAAGATTTTAGTAGGAAGATTAAAGTATCCTTGTTACAAAAATTCAGAAGTGCCATGAGAGGAAGAAGAGAAATAAAAAGAAAAGCAGGAAGGATATAAATAGGGGATAAGATATAAATAGAAATAAGATACAAATAAAAGGAGATTACAATAATGCCTACCTATACCAACAGTCAAGCAGGAATTGTTCAATTCGGTGATGTAACATTTAAAGGAAATGAGGTTAAACAATTATATAGTTACTTGGATCTTTCTAAGGAAACCTCAGGATATA